CGGATACTCAGGAGAACAAGGTGTAGACGGTGATAGTGGAACCCACTTATTCCACTATCACCGTCTACACCTTGTTCTCCTGAGTATCCGCTTGTCCCTGAAGAACCTACGAAAACTTCTCCACTATATCCCGAATATCCTGATACTCCCGATTCAGCGGTAGCTCCACCCGTATCGTCCGTATCAAACCATAAATCTCCGTCCTGAGAACCTGCGGGTTCAGTAGGGCTTTCATAAATGTCAGCTCCGCTTAATCCCGAATAACCAGAGTACCCTGATGTCCCTGTTCCGCTATAACCAGAGTATCCACTACCACCGTAGCCAGCGTATCTCCATTCTCCGTCTTCATAAATTTTTAGTCTTCCTGATGTACTCATTAAGGATTCCCCATACTTTTCTTAAGAGCAGCCCACGCTACCTTAAAAGCTAATACCTCATCCTTGTATGTTTTTAAAGCGTTATTGAAGGCGTTACGAAATATATCTTGAGCGTGAGCAGGATATTCCTTTACCGATTTAGGAAGTTCTTTGTTTGTTTTATAAGGGGCTTCCTCATATTTTAAATCTTCTAAAGCCTTTAACATTTCAGGGTCATCTTCCTCATAACCAAAGTCTTCTTGTTTTTCGTGACCGTCTATTTGACTAGCTGACTTAAAGTTCTTAGCCTCTGGGCCAGTCTTCTTCGGAGTAATATTAGTCGCAGGAGGCTTCATAGTGTTAACACTATTAGGACTGAATACATCAGGGTCTTTTTCGTTGTTCACGATAATCGGAGGATACATAAGTTCCTCAAGACCGTCCTTAGATTCCTGTGTCCTACGCTCGACTTCAATGTCAAAGTCAACTTCTCCGATGACTTCAGCGAAAGTTCTCTTAGAGAGAACGCCTCTGTCATACATACTTCTGAGTAATTGACGAGTGTCACTATCAAAGAACGAGCTAACAGGTACATTGTGTACCTGAATAAAAACGTCTTTACTAAAATATTTTTTATGTTTTCCTTTATTTACTTCAACCATCTCTTTTAAGACATCGGTAAATAAAGCTTTGAAGTCCTCGATACCTGATTTAACTTCTTGAATAAAAGGTTTAGGATTAAGGAGGGCTTCTTTACGAGAAGAAGTAGTTCCCTGAACGATATCAATCATTCCGAGACCTGCGAGGAGTCTTCGTTCAATTGGATTTGAAAGTTCGCTGTGTAAAATGTTTTTATATTCGGGAATCAGATGTGTAATGTCAGTATCGAAATTTGTAGTATAAACGGAAGACCCCGAAGCAGCTCCTCTATTCCCTAAGAATTCTTTTAAATCTTCTTTGACACTATTTAAATCTTCTTTAGAATAAATGAAATCAGGGTTCTCCGACATAGCCATCTTCTCAGTACCCTTTTTAACCATCATCAAATACTCTAACGCTTTAGTAACAACTTGTTCTCCCTTATTAATAAGAGTGTCATAAATTTTTAAATTCTTGTAAAGTCCTCGTTGAATTAAAAAGGGAACAGGTTCTAGTGTTCCCCAAGTAGTAAAAGGTTTTTGAACGAAAATCTTTTCGTCCTTCTTTCCTGGGAGTTTAATTTCCTTCTCCCCGACAACAATTTTATAAGTTTCTTCTCCGAGCCTACGGATTCCGTCCTGTCCACCTTCAACGACAATGTTCTCTCCGTCAACAAACCAAAGCTTCGTAGGAACTGTCATCCCATCCACAGTCTCCCACACAGTTCTAAGAACAATCATTCCCGAACCCTTCCATCTTTCACGGAAGTACTCTTTCGCTAAAGCTTTAATTCCCGTAGGAATTTTTCCTCTAAGAACAGAGTTTATATTTAAAAACCAATCATTTAAAAGTTTCTCTACAGGAGGATGGTCTGATTCTACATAGTAATCAATCGTAGCCGAATTTATAGCAAAATCTAAAATAGACGAAACAATACCCGTAGAATCTTGTTCAAGAAGACCCTTTACGGCTATTACTTTGTCCTTATATGTATTAGGCACTTTGATTCCCTCAGCGTTTAATAACTGAGTCATTTGACTAAGCCAAGTTAAAGACGGACTAGCAGACATTCTGTTGAATAAGCTCATAGTTTTTTAACCTTTACTAAATTTTTTCCTTTTCATTGTTTTCATTATACTAAATTCGTGCTGCCACTCAGCTATAGCGAAACAACGTAGACTTGATAATAAATGGTCTTCGTCGCTGACAACAGAATAAACTGTTCTAGCTCCCGATTGAGTAGATATCAGAGAGTTGAGTTGCATATCCAATTTATAATCTAACGGACAATACATCTTACCGTCATAAAATAAATCCTTCAACCTCTTCACCGACCACTCACTCACATACTCTTCTTCATAAACAGGTTTACCGTCTTTATACATCGGATATCCCGCTTCACTCTTAGCTACTCCGATAGAAATCTTTTCATTATATCCTACCCATACTAAATTCTCTCTAGGAAACACGGCTTCAAGAGAACGAAAAATCGCTCTCCCTTGTCCTTCTGTACAATCGAGACTAATAATATTAATCTCCATCGTCTCCGCTATCCACTTAAATATCTCATACTGTTCTTTATCAGTAAGATTATATAATGTAATGTTATATAAATATTTATATAAAACACTATCTCCATTAGTAATCTTTGAAATAATAGTTAATTCTGACGGAGCTGTTTCCCCGATATCCGCTGAACAAAATAACATCTCAGCGTTAGCGGGTCTATCTAATATTAAAAGTGTTTTAAAGTTATCATAATTCTCTTTAGTGATTTCAAAATGTTTAATGACCTTTTCATCATCATAACACTTGCGAACCCGAACCATGTCCAACACCGCTAGTCCATCCTCAATCACTTCGCCTCTTACGAAAACTCTATAGGTCGGAGACGCTTCGCCTCCGTGTTCCTTTGTAGCCTTTTCTTTTTGTTTGAAATCCCACTTCGGATTAATATACTGGGGAATATTCATTACCCAAGGCTTTAACTTCATATCGTAGAAGATTCTACCGCAAGGCGAATACTTCGTAAAGTTCGTCATCCCTGCTGCTCTCACTACACAACCGTTCTCCGCCACAGCGTCAATCCGTTTGTTATATACCTCATCTGTTTCAAACGAGGCTTCTTCTACCATAATTCTCGTAAAATGCTTTTGAAAGAACGCTGACCCAGGTTGTTTCCCTGTGAGAGCCATATTCACACTCTCCATCAAATAACCCGTCTTTTGTAAATAAATTCTATAGTTAGGACTCCTATTAATCTTCGGCTTAAGCTGATTGATTAAAGGATGATTTTCTAACGCTACGATAATCTTTTCTAAGATACCCCTAATATGAAGTGAATCAAGTGAGGTAAATCCGACGTGTTCGTGTTCTAATAACATCATTGATACAAGCGTATCAACAATCTCTACAATGAGGGACTTTCCAAACTTTCTTCCCCCTAGAACCCAACATTGACCCGCTCCTTCTTTCAGCCTAAAGTTGGCTTTCTCAGAGAGGGCTTCGTTATAGTCTAATAGATATTCGTAACTGAGCAACGGAAACTGTCCTAAACGTAATACTGTTCTCTTCTCCGTAAAAAGAGCCAAGTTGTCAAAATCAGAGAAGAGACATTCGGCTTGAGCTATAGGATTGTAATAATCCTCCATAAACTCAATCTCTTCATCAGTCAATCTCTCTACGAGAGCCATCTTACTTCAATTCCTTCGCTTCTCTTACCCCTAACCACTTCTCCACTAACCAATCCGTATAATCCTCCGATGTACCTAATATCTCCGCTACATCAGACTTAGTGATTGTTCCTTCTTTGTAGAGTTTAACGAGATGTATATTACCGAGAATTCTATCACGAAAATAAGGATGCTTAATAGAGTCATATTTATCCGTCTTAATCTTTAAAAGAGTCATCTGTCCGCAATGAGGACAAACGAGCGTCCTAGAAGCTTGATTTTGTTCCCTATAAACCTTGAATTTTTTCTTCAAGGTGTCAATGATTTCAATACTGTCCTTCTGAGCGTTTTGAGCCTTATCCCTAGAAAGACCTAATTTATCTTTCAAAATAGATATCTGAGTCAGATTCTTATGTACCGTGTCGAGCATTTGCATCGGTACGACTTGAGACTTCTCATATGTGCTATTAATAGATGTTTGTAAACGGACGTGAATGATTTCTAAGAAAATGAGTTGAACGAGGGTGTTTCTATCCGAGGTTGATTCTAAAGCATACTCCGTAAGATACTTCTTAGCGAGCTGTCTAGCCGACTTCTTCTCTAACTCTAAAGTAAAAAGAGAATCGAGATTCAATTTATCAAGGTCATCCTTCGTCACCGATGTACCTTCTAACCCTTCAGCCTGTTTCACTTCAAGGTCTTTAATGATTTTAGCTACAATCTCATCCTTAGACTTATCTAAGTTCTGTTTTAGAGACTTAACTTTTTCATATTTTTTTAACGCTTGTTCCTCTAGAGTCATAATCTTCCTTTATCTATTCTATCTCATTATTTGTCATTTCAGCCCATAAATGGACGTAGGGATACTTAAATTCTTTATTTTTACTTATTTTACCCCTTATATATATTAATATCATATTTGGTAGTCAGCGTTAACCATATATATGAAAATAAGTTATAAAATGTTGTTAAAACAGTAAATTGCCTCATTTTGTCATTAAAACACCTATGTTTTTACGACAAAACGCCTATTTTTACTGTCAGAACAAGAAATTCTCGCCCTCACCGCTCCTAGACCCCCGCATCTGTTAGCATTGGCTCGCAGGGGAGGTTTCTCTACGGGGGCGTACTCGGAGGCGGGGAAATTTCACAGGGGTG